TGCAACCAGCCACGCATCATGGAAAGTGAGCGTGCAAAGCACACCCGTGGCAGTCGTCCCAGCCGCAACCACCGAAATGGTACCGATGTCATCGGTACTACCAGCGACCAGCGTGGCCGACGTGGCGCCGTTACCGGCAGCCGCGCCCACCGCAATAGTGCCAGCGGGAGTGCTAGAGGCACGGTTACGACCACGGTAGTCAAGCCGGTGACTCATCGCACCGGACGGATCGACCACAACGCCGAAAAGGTCCGTGCTGTCAGCCGTGACCCGGTTGTAAATAGGCATTACTTGTTAAAATCCTTTCAGGTAAAGAGTATGCGAACCGCAAAACGGGATTCGCATACCGGCAAAACACGATTCGCATACTCTTCAAACCGTTTCTTAGGTGTGGTTGACCTGGATCAGCTGGAAAGCCGGGGGACGATAGACCAGAAGGCCAAGACGCTCCTCCGCGCGAACCGTGATATTGCCCTGCACAAAGTCGGTGCCATTCGAGTTGGTCATCTGCATACGGATGCCCTCACGACGGGCGATCTGAATCGTTTGCGGATCGAACCAGCCCACCAGGATGGTGTGCTGCGGGATCAGCGGAGTCGTGATAACCGGGACGTCCCAGACGGACTTGACGGCAGCAACGCGCTCACCGTAGTCGCCGCCGAAGAACGCGCTGTTGAAGTACTGCCCGTTGGCGTCCTTAGCGGTGCGCAGCAACTGCCAGTCGCGCGGATGGCACACGATCGCGTTCGGCCGCTCGAAGACCTGCAACTCGATGTCAACAAAGGCATCCATCAACTGCTCAGCGATAGCGATGGCGGTCGCATACGTACCAGTCGGCGCACCCGTGGGGCCCGGAATGACACGCCCATACGCCAGGGACGGAACAGTCTGCGCCTGCACACCGGCACCAGCGGTGCCGGAAGCCGGAAACGCCACGTTGGTAGCCGTGGTAGAAGTCGCACCAAACAGCGAACCCGAACTCGACTGGGTGAAGCTGGAAGCGAAACTAAACAAACCACCAACCCCAGGCCACGCACCAGCCAGAAGCTGAACCTCTTCCTGGCGACGAATGCTGAACAGCAGACGACCCTGAACAAAGTTGAACAGAGTCGGAGCGTCCGCGACAGCCTCATCCGAGATGGTCATCGCCGCTGCGATCTTGCCAATCTCAGCGTAGGTACGCGAAAGCGCCACGCTAGAGAAAGGGTACAGCTGAGATTCAGCAACCGCATTGGCTGTCAGGTTAGCCGTCGACTCAGTCAGATACGAGATGTTAGGCGCTGTAGTCGAAAACTCGGTAATGAGATCATTTAGAGTCAGGTCATAGAACAGCTTCTCGACAATGCCGGGACGGAAGTCGGGCAGAATGCCGGGACCGAACGCACCAGTCAAGAACGGCGTCTGACCAGCCGCAGTAGGGCCAGTAGTACCGTACAGACCTTCACCGATCAGGTTGTTCGTCTCAGAGGCGTCCTTCAGGCCCACAACCATGTTGAGGTTGTATTCCTCACGGGCACTGTTTTTGACAGCGAAAAGCTTCTCGATGTCCTTGTGCCGAAGAACCTCTCGGGCGATAGCCCGACGATTACTCGCCTGGAACGGGCTGGCGACCTCGAAACGATCGATAGTCTTTTTCTTCTCGTCCCGAACCTCCTCGGCCTGAGCACTGTCAAGCTTGGCCCGCATGTCAGACGCGCGCTCGGAGTTCTTAATCTCCATCGTCACGCGGTCATAGTCATCCTTCAGACCGTCAAGGGCTGCGGACTTCTCGGCCCCAGTCTTATCGGGGTCATTCATAATATCGGAAATCCACGCGTTAATCTTGCGCGCTTCATCCTTCAATTCAATGAGTGTTGACATTATTGAGTTGTATTTCCTTTAGCTATTGGAGTGTGGTTAGCAGCCCGAGACCCATTTGCATGGCCCGTGCCTTTACTTCCGAATCATCAGCGGCCTTATCGGCGGGTGCGGGTTCCTCATCGGAAGCGGCAGCGGCCTCGGCGGGTGACTCCTCGGTTTGCAGTATTTGATCGAGACGCTTCTCGAAAGGCTCAATCGACTTATTGGCGCCACTAGGGGCGCCATCACCCTCGTCAGATACTTCAATGACAGGGCAGGCAGCACCCAGATGACTGGATGCATCATGAATAGCTTGAACTAGGGCGCCGTCGCCGCCGATACCGCTGGCGGTCATCGCCGCTTTCAGGTTAGTTGCGAAGCCCTCGTAGTCGAAACGCGGAACAACATCCACATAGATCTTGGCGTTCTTCGTTTCCTTAGCCTCGGCCTCGGCGGCCTTACCGCCACCGTGAGGGTCGATACCGTGCGCCCTAGCGGCTGCGTGAATCGCAGCCTCGGTAGACGCCAGATGATCCCCCAACAACTCGCGGTTATGTGCCACGCCGATAAAACGGAGCGCCGCACGAATATGCTCCACCGTGTCAACGGGGTACTTGCCCTCTGAGGGGTCCGCGTAATGAACGTCGCCGTACGGCTTGGGTGCTTTGGTCTCCTCGGTGCCGTCCTGGGTGAGCAGCAGTTCTGAGACGGCCTTAATGACCTCCTCGGGCATATCACCCTCGGGCACGTCTGAAAATGCGTCCTTGAGGGCACTAGCAGCCTTAGAAGCAAGGATCACAGCATCCCGGTTCGAGGGGGTTGCCACGATGCCAGCGTTAAGCAACTCGCGCTTCGGCTCGCTATCCTTCTTCGACTTATCCGTCAAAAAGGCGACAGATACATTCGAGATATGCCCCTCAAGAACCAGGGTCCGAACCTCCTGGGCCTTCGGCGTGGACGCGAAATATGCATCCATGAGCATCCTCTCGCCCTCGAAATACGGGTGGAAAGAACCCACGGTGTCGGCGACACTCATCCCATGATCAATATCCAGGGGGTAGCGATCGGCCAGAGGCTCGATCCACTCATCGCGGTGCAGGCGATCACCATCGCGATCCAAAGAGGGCGTCGACAAAACCGCGGTGAAGCCACCATTGGGGCCAAACTTATCGTCGTCGGTACTCTCAATGGAAGCAATGGCCTTGCCATAAACTTCCTTCATTATTAAATTATTTTGCCTTTCTATCGCGCTCAGCAATCGCCAACTTCACAGACTCCAAAATGTCATCAAGGTCATCGGGATACTTTTCCTTCAGGGCGACAGCAAAAGCTCTGATCTCTGTAGGCGTCTTCCCCCGGCCCACCTGGGCCCTCACCTCGCGGTAATGCCTGGGTCGACTGGTGGAAGGGTTATTGTTACTGGGCTGCGGGCCGCCACTGACGGGCACCGGAGTTGGGGGTTTACGGGGAATGGCATGCGGCCTGGCCGGCTTGTTATTCCCCTGATCCAAAGCGGGCACCGGAGTGGAAGCGGGCGTAGAATCAAGACGCACCCCATCAGGGGTGGTACCCGACGCCGTAGCATTCACCCGGATAATCTCGCCCGGAGCGCCAAGCTCCTGAATCGCAGAGTTGCAGTACAGCTTATCGGCCTTCGGATCCTCAAACCGATTCATGCCCAACAGCTCCCGTGCCTCATTGGGCGTGATAGCCGCGACAGAAACACCCTTATGAGCAGCTTCCATGCGAACCTCATAATCACCGCGCATCACCTCATCAGTGGCGAACTTCATCTCGTTCTTACGCGACCAGAAAGAACCCACATAGGTATCCATGACACTCTGCAACTCCTCAATAACCGGAGCCATCGTGTCCCTGTAAAAACCCCTCATCTGCTCAGTCACATTCGAGAACGTCGCATGATCAAGTATGCCGATAAGAGTGGGGGCGATATCGTAAACCGCGGCAATCTCCTCACGATTCATCTTCCGAGTCTCAATCAACTGAAGATCAACCGAAGTCATCTGAAACTCTTTGGCCTCGACACCGTCCTCAAGAACCAGGGTCGAGCCGGCGTTAATCGTGCCAGCATGATCCTGATCGAAAGCCAACTTCAAACGGGCCGCGCCACGCTCACTCAAACGATTAGGCGAAGTCAAAATCAGATTCGGCCGCGCACCATTCCTGAACATCGAATTCTCGGCATTACGCGAAGAATCCTCAGCGAAAATAGTGTGCCGCAGGGCCTCCATCCGACTCAGGCCACGCTCAAGCTTATTCGGGTGGTATTCCCTGAAGGGAACAATATCCCTTTCGGCGAACTTCACCAATTCGGTGTTGATACCGGAACCGGCCTGGAAGAAGTAAGTGTACTCACCGGTCTTCGGATCGCGCTTAATCGCAACCCTAGACGGGTGCATCGGCATCAGGTTAAACGGAGCGTCGTTCTCATCACGAACAATCGCCAAATAAGCTTCCCCGTAAATGTCAAGAGTGGTCTGCACCCAACGCCAAAACCGGAAAGGATTCATATACGGGCAGGGATTAGCCACTAACCTGGCATAGGCGGAACGCGTATCCAAAGTTCTCGTGTCGCCGTTAACGTCCCACACATTCACCGGCAGCCGGGCAACAGCCTTAGCCCGCTTATCGATCACCACCCGCACCCACGGCGACCGCTGATAAATCTCCCCATACAGGGCGAACTTGTACTCCAAGTCCATCCCCACATAATCGGGGTAGTAATAACCCTCAGGGATGATCGGCTGAAGCTCAGCAAGCGCCTCGGGCGCAATAGTCATACCGTTGCCGCGGATACGAACAGGTAGGTTCTTACCCCTACTCGTTTTCATGCTTCACCGTTTGGACATAGGCAACGTTTGCGTGACGGACATAAAGATCACCATCGCAGCGCGTAGGGGTACCGTCCTCGGGGAACGCCACGACATCGCCGAAAACCGCGTAAGTGGAATCCTCAGCCAGCAGGATGCCCTCAAATGGCAGGCCTACTTTGGGGGTGACATGAAACCGCGTGCGGAGCTTGCGCCGTATTAAATTTTTCAAGTACTCACATTCCTTTAGACCTGCTCCACAGGAAGAATCGGGGTCACCTGATCCACACGAACCTCATTCGGAGAAACCACAACCGTATAGACACCGGGAGACACAGAAACCGTCCGCATCTCATTCGGGCCCACCACGACAATGTTCGCAATCGGCACATCAATAGTGATGACCTGGCCATCAGTAAACGAACCGAACGACCACCCCGCATCGGCACTACCGGACACCGGATGGCCCGCGGTCCCGCGAGACGGCACATAAGGCCAATGCTTACCGTGTCGAAGCGCCTGCGGGCCCACCAGCGGACTCGGAACAATGACCGCCGTCCTGGCCCCAGGATGGTCAATGAAGCCATCTTCCGAACCAGTAAGGGTGATTACTAGGTCGGCGCCATCCCTGACGCCACGAACGCCCTGAGTGCTGAAACCGAACGCCCAGGTGGAGTTAGCGCCATCGACATAGCCCTGACGCTGCTGAGCGACATACGGCCTACCCTTACGGCCACGAAGAGCCTGCGGGCCCACCAGCGGGTTAGGAATGATAACCCCAGTCCTAGCGCCGGGATGGTCAATAAACCCGTCATCGACAAGCGCGAACACCCAAGTAGCGTCAGCGCCATCCGTAAATGCCTGCGCCCCCGCAGCAGCCCTATAAGACACATACGGTAGATGTTTACCAACCCGCAGGGCCTGCGGACCCACATAAGGATTGGGGATGAGAACCGCTGTCCGCGCGCCAGGATGATCCACAAACCCGTCATCAGTAGCCGCGAAGGTAAGCGTCTGATTAGCCCCATCAACAAAGCCCTGCTTCTGTGAAGCAACATACGGCAGATGCTTCCCCGCGCGTAGAGCCATCGGGCCTACATAAGGGTTGGGGATGATGACCGCGGTTTTAGCGCCCGGCCGGTCAGAAGCCCCATCCGTGACAGCTGCGAAAGTCCACGTAGCATTAGCAACATCGACATATCCCTGCTTCTGCGAAGAAACATACGGCATACGTTTAGCGTTACGTAAAGCCTGCGGACCCACAAACGGAGTCGGAATAACAACAACAGTCTTCGCCCCAGGATGGTCTACGAAACCATCAGACGGCGTGGAGAAAGTTACCGCCTGATCGGCGCCATCCACA